CTGCGTCGAGAGCGCGGCCTGACGGTGGTCTTACTGGCACATAGTGCCGTCGAGACGGTGAACGACCCGCGGGCGTCATCGTACACCAGCTACCAGTTGCGCCTGCACAAGCGTGCGCGCGGTCTCGTTCAAGACGAGATGGACGTGATCGCTTTCCTGGCCACCGACGTGGCGGTGATCAGCGAGGACGCCGGTTTCAGCAAAAAGCGCAATCGCGCCGATGGCGGCTCGGCACGCTGGCTGCACTTCGAGGGCCGGCCGGCATTCGTCGCCAAGAGTCGCTTCGAGCTACCAGCAAAGATTCTCTGTCCCAAGGATTTCGACGTCGGCGTGTCGCTGGCGCCGATGTTCCCGAGGGTCGCACCGGGAAGCAAAGTGCGATCAACCACAAAATAGGAGTCCTTTCCAATGAGTGACGAGTTTTACTTCGATCCAGGACAGCAGGAGGGTTCGCAATTCGAGCCGTTCCCTGCTGGTGACTACACCGCAGAAATCATTGACGCGGTGATTAGCCAGCCGAGATCCGGCGATGGTCACATGTTGTCGCTGACTTGGAAAATCAGCGACGGCGACTATGAGGGCCGGCAAATCTGGCAGCGGCTTTGCTACCAGCATTCTAATCCGATGACGCAGGATATTGCGCGGCGCTTTCTGAAGGATCTCTGCACCGCGCTCGACATCAACCAGCAGATTACGGATCCCGAGGTCTTCAAGTTCAAACCAGTGCAGGTGCGAGTCGGTATTGAAAGTGGGAACGGCCAATACGACGATCAGAACCGCATCAAGCGCGTGCATTCGTTGTCGTCGGCCGAATCGGAGGCGTCGGCACCGGAGAAGCTTGCGACGAAGCCGGCGGCCAAGCCTGCCGCCAAGCCGACGACCACCGGCCCCGGTAACGCGCCATGGAAGCCGAAGCAGCCGGCGGTCTGATCATGGAGCTGCGTCCCTACCAAGCCGACGCGCTCAAGGCGCTCGACGATTACTGGACGGCCGGCGGTGGCCACCCGCTGGTGGCAATGGCCACCGCTACCGGCAAGTCGGTGTTGATCGGCAAGCTCCTTGCCGACATCGCTACGGGCTTCCCGGCTCTGCGCGCCTTGGTGCTGGTGCATGTGCGCGAGCTGCTCACGCAAAACCTCGAGCACTTGCAGGACATCTGGCCCGGCGCTCCGGTCGGAATCAATTCCGCCGGCTTGCGCCAGCGCGACTGGGAATCGTCAATCGTGCTGGCCAACATTCAGAGCGTGTGGCGATCGCCGCAACGCCTCGGCCGTCGCGATCTCATCGTTATCGATGAAGCGCATCTGGTGCCGCACGAGGGCGACGGCATGTATCGCACTCTCATTGATAGCCTGCGCCAGCTCGAGCCAACGATGCGCGTCTGCGGCTTCACGGCAACGCCATATCGATTGGACTCTGGCCGACTCGACGAAGGCGACGGCAAGATCTTCGACGACGTCGTGTTCGAATATGGAATCGCCGAGGGCATTCGCGATAAGTGGCTAGCGCCGCTGTCGTCGAAGGCAACCACGACCAGCATCGATGTGTCTGGCGTGGCGGTGCGCGGTGGCGAATTCGTTCCTGGTGCGCTGGAGGATGCCGCCGACGACGATGCCGTCGTTAATGCCGCCGTCGAGGAGATAATCGCTCGCGGTCAGAACCGGCGGTCCTGGTTGCTGTTCTGCTGCGGTGTCGGCCATGCCCACCACGTCGGCGAGGCCCTGCGCGAGCGCGGTATTGCCGCGGCGACGGTGACGGCAACAACACCGACCGACGAGCGTGATCGTATCATCGCCGATTTCCGTGCCGGCACGCTGCGGGCGCTGACCAACGTCAACGTATTGACGACCGGATTCAACGTGCCGACGGTCGACTTGATCGCCATGCTGCGGCCGACACTGTCGATCGGCCTTTATGTCCAAATGATCGGCCGCGGCACCCGTAAGGCCGACGACAAATACGACTGCCTGGTGCTCGATTTCGCCGGCAATGTCTTCCGCCACGGTCCGGTCGATCGTGCCGAAGGGCGCACCGGCAACGGCAAGGCTGGCGTCAAAGTCGACACGGTCGCGGCCAAGCGCTGCCCGGACTGCGGCGAACTCAACGCGCTGCGGGCGGCCGAATGCAGCTGCTGTGGCCACGAGTTTCCGCAGGAACAACCCAAGCCGAAGCACGCTGCCGTCGCCGACTGGGCGCCGATCATGAGCGCCAGCGACTGGCTTCCAGTGACCGAGGTGAGCTTTCGGCTGCACACAAAATTTTCTGATCCCGCCGCGCCACCCTGTCTGCGCGTCGAATACCTGTGCGGCCTGTCACCGTTCAGCGAGTACATCTCGCTACAGCGGACCGGCTATGCCCGCGAGATGGCAGAGCGATGGTGGTACGCCATGGGCGGGCGTGCACCGGCGCCATACACCGTCGCCGACGCCCTCCAGCGCACCGACGAGCTGAGCGACGTGCTTGCCATTGTCGTTGCCCGCGACGGCAAGTTCTGGCGCGTCGTCGATCGTCGCCTGCGGCGGCCTGACGGCAGCGAAGTCGAAGTTGACCGCCACTGTCGTTGTCTTGCCGCGGACCGGCCGCCACCCGTGCCGCCGGTGATCAACGACGAGGTGCCCTATTGACCGCGCATCTCGCCAAACGCTTCGCCACCAAGGAGCCGACTCTGTGCGCGGTGTGCCGCCGGCACGCGGTCTGGCTTGGTTATCCCGCGCGTCCGCCGATCGTCTGGCTGTGTGACGACAACGGCTGCCACGTCGCCGCCAAGAGGATCTATGCCATGCCGCAATACATCCTCGATGACTACGAGATCGGCGCCGCGCTCGAGGCCGGTGCTTCGGTCGGCCATTACCTCGAAGAGATCGGCACCACCGACCTCGCCATGCTTGATGCCGACCAGTGGCGCGAATTCTTGCGTCGCTTCTTTCTCGGCTTCGAGCATGCCATGCGCCGCAAGATTCTCGACAACGAACCGCCATTCTGAAGGGACGTGCCATGGGCGCCTATGCGGCCATCAGTGAGCGATTGATCGAGCGCGGCTTTGCCGCGATCCCGATCATGCCCGGCACCAAGCGCCCGGGCTTCTGGCACGCTGGCCAATGGCTCGGTTTGGCGAATTGGCAACTTCGTTTCCGAAGCCGGATCCCAACGGCGAGCGAGCGCACGCGCTGGGCAGATGGCGACAGCGGCGTCGGCATCATCACCGGGCCGGCCAGTCACGGCACCGTGGCGGTCGATATTGATACCGACGACCAGGCAGTGATGACGGCCATCATCGCCGTGCTGCCGCCGACTCCGATCAAGAAACGGGGCGCCAAAGGCGAGACGCTGTTCTACTACGGCCCCACCATCGACAAATCGATGAGCTGGAACATCGACGGTCACCGCGTCGTCGACCTGATTGGCCCCGGCCGGCAGACGGTACTGCCGCCAACCATCCATCCCGACACCGGCAGGCCTTATCAGTGGCTCGGCAGCGAGGCGCTCGAGGACGTGACGCCGAGCGAGTTGCCGGAGCTGACCGCCGACATCCTCGGCAGAATCTCGGCGGCGCTGGCGCCGTTCGGCTATCAGGCAACAGAGCCGCAAGCCGCGCGCGGCAATGGTGGCGACGACGCCAGCCCGCACCGGCAGCTCAACGAGGCAGCGCTCGCGAATCTCAGCGCCTGGGTGCCAGCACTCGGGCTCTATCGTTGTCGCCGCAGCAAACTCGGTTTCGAGGCGGTGCCGATGTGGCGGTCATCGACCACCGGCCGGCCGCCAGAGAAGCGCCATCTCAATCTGAAAATCGTGCCGGCAGGAATCCGCGACTTCGGTGCCGATCAGGGCTACACGCCGCTCGACCTGGTGATGGTGGCCTTGTGCTGCGATCTGCAGAGCGCCTGGCAGTACTTGAGCGAGCGCCTCGGTTTTGGTGACGGCCCGGCGATCATCATCGAAACGCCGGCCGAACCGACGACGGCGCCGATTGTCCAAACGGATCCACTGCAGGCGCTTACCAAAGTGCCGGGCGTGATCGGCGACATCATCGATTGGGTCGTCGCCACGGCGCGGCGGCCGAATCGAGTACTGGCACTAGGCGCCGCCGTCACCGTGGTTGGCACCTTGATCGGTCGCCGCGTCGCCGGGCCGACACGCTCGGCAACGCATCTCTACGTGATCCCCGTCGGCCCGACCGGCAGCGGTAAGCAGCATCTGCTCGACGCCACCATGGCGCTGATGTGGGCCGCCGACGCACACGGGCATATCGGCCCGGGCGAATTCATATCGATGCCGGCAGTGCTGAATTTCATCGCCCGCAAGCCGCTGGCACTGTGCCTGCAGGACGAATACGGCGCGTTCCTCCGCCGCATCACTAGCAAGAGGGCGTCGGGCTTCGAGGCCGCTATCAGCAAAGTATTGCGCACCCTGTGGGCAACGTCGTTCGCGCCAATGGCAACACCGGAATGGGCCAACCGGGAAACCAGGATCATCCAGTCGCCGGCGATCTCGATTCTCGGATTGTCGACGTCCGACGAATTCCATGGCGCCTTACAAGGCGAGCACGTCGTCAACGGTTTTCTGAATCGGTTCCTGGTGCTCAACTCGGATCTGCGCGCTGGTGATCGCGAGCCGGAGCTCGAACCCGGCTCAGTACCGGCACGGTTGAGCGCGGCACTGCAGGCGCTGTATCTATGGTCGGGACCGGAAAGCCTGCTGCAGATCGACAATCCGGAAGCCGTGTTCTCTCCCGAAGTGCTGCCGTGGGCTTCGGAGGCGGCCGGTACATGCTATCGCGACTTCGAACGCATGCGCGATGAGTACATGGACGAGAAGCCGGCATTCCGCCCGTACGTCGCCCGTGCCGGCGAGATCGCGCGACTCGCAACCATCCGCGCTGCCGGCCGCTGGTGCCACGGCGCCCAAGTCGATCGCGATGATATCGAGTGGGCCATCAGCGTCGCCTGGACCGCCGGGCTGGCGCTGGCCAACACCGCCATGGACTACACACCAGAAAGCGAGCGTCGGACCTGGGGCGATAAAATCCTCAGACTCATCGAACGGCGCGGAACGATGAAGGTTCGTGATATCCAGCAATATATCCGCAGTGCTCTGCGCTCCGCTGAAATCAAAGACATGCTCGCGCAAATGGTCGAGGCCGGCTTCATCGAATGGACAGCAGACGGCTATCACATCAAGCCAACCTGACAATTGTCAGGTTGGGGACGAAGGACACCAACTATGCACGTTCGAAATTACGGCAATGATTCTGACTATATCGTTGCGCGGCTTCGTCGCGATGGTTTCGATCGGCTCGCTCTCAGTGTCCAAAGCGGCAAGCTGTCAGCGCGGTTCGCTAAAGAACTGGCGCGCACTGTGCCGAGCGAGCACTTGGATGAGATCACCAAGTTGGCTGAACGCTTCGGACCGCGGCGGCCGCCGTGCTGGCAAGGATGGGAAGATTTCCTCACGCTCGTTCCTTATCTCGACCGCGAAACGCCTGACAGTTGTCAGGCGTTTTAGAAAGCGCCCTGACAATTAGTTGTCAGAACTGACAATTAGTTGTCAGGTTCGGTCTTTTGTCTGAAAGTGTAGCGTGGGTGGTTGGAAACAGAATTTATCAATAATATCATTTATATATATATATATGTATGTGTGTTTGTAGTAGGTATATATATCTCTCTTTTTTCTTGAGTATTGTTCTTTGTTTGTTTCGATTTTTGAGGAGGCTATATATAGGGAGCAAACACCAAACAGTTTTCGACTTGCCTTTGTCAGTTAGCGGCTCCTAATCGGCATTTCCTCAATATGCGAGACCGAGTGCCGGCGTTACATACAGATTGCATGCGCGTATACGCGGTTCAGCGTATTGCCAATGGTCGCTGGTTGATCCGAGGCCCTTCCGATGGTCCGTTCGGGCCTGCTATCATTGTGGTCGATGCGGTCGATGAGCCCTGGTTAGGATTCCATCGTGTCTCCAAAAGAAAGAAATGGGCGGAAGGTTCTTGCAGCCCTGTCGGAGTTCAGCGGTGGCGTCGCCAGTTGCGGAGATCTGCGCCAAAAATTCGAGAAAATCAGTAACCGCAAGGCCTCAACATTTTATTCTTCCCTCAATTTCTGCCGGACGAAGGGTTGGATTATCGCTGATCGGACAATCCGTGGGTCGGGGAATACGGTTTAT